AATCACCCAAGACTTGATTTAAAACAATTCCGTAATTTGAATCAGTTGTATTATTAATGTCTATAAAAAAAGTCCCCTCCGTTTGACCGATAAGCGAACTGATACCCGTCTTTGATATTTGGTCACGATTGCGTGTTACACTTGCAGAGGTTGTAGGTATGTATGAAGTGGCGTAGCTGCCGACTTCGAGTTGTGCTCCCCAAATAAAGAAACTACCACTTGCAAAACTATCTACTAAAACTGGGTATATTGAAGTTAATGCAGTAGCGTTTGCAGTAATTGTAAACTCAAAGCGTTGCCATTCAGTTGTTGCAGTCAAAGTCGGAGAATAATTAATATTACCCGAAGGACTATAAGTGACCATATTGAATTGCTTTGTACCACTTGCAATCTTGCAATAGAAACTAATTGTGTAAGAAGTACCACTACTCAACCCTTGTAATTGATACATATATTGATTTGGTGCAATAGTAAGCGTATCAGCGGACATCGTTCCATCGGGTGCGGTTGTAGTGTTTGCAGTTACACTTGAGCCGAGTTGTTTTTCCCAAGCAGCGTTGTCAAAAGACGAACTATAAAGAGCGAGGTTTGTCCTCTGCGGTTCTACTAACAAACTTGGACAAGTTCCGTTTGAGTAGTCAAGTCTTGGTATGTTAAGTCTTGCTTCCGTTTTTTGGTAGGTAGTCGGTACGCTTCCGCTTTCAAGTTGTGAATCCTGAATAAAGATGTTACTTCCTATTGTGGTAGCGATTGAGTTGTCGGCATCTGCTACATAAACTGCAACACCACTTGCACTAACATTTGTAACGATTGAACAACGATACCAACCATTGCCAACGCTTTCAATGTTGCGAGAAACGAAAGTACCACCACTTGAACCTAAAGTTCCGTTACTTAAATTGTACCAACCAAAGCCCGCCCCAAAAACGGAAATAACTACAAAGTTTACATTTCCAGCTTTTGCATAAATACTGAATACTTTGGTTTCACTTGCAGTAAAAGATTGGTCTACCTCGCAGTTGTTGGTTGCAGTCGCTTGAAGTTTCCAAGCATTTGTTGAACCATCGTAGCCACTTTGTCCACTTGTTACGCTTGTATTCGTTTTTGTCCACACTGCGTTGCTGAATGTGTTTGAATACTGAACAAGGTTGTAAGGCACTAACTCCACCAAGCCCGCAGAGTTTACTCTTGTTGCGGTGGTCGCTCTTGTTACTGACATATCGCCAGAACCATCGGATGGAATAACGGAGTAAAGTTTGCCCTCTTTGTATCCGTTTGGTGTTACTATTAATGATGCTGTATCTAATAGGCTCATATTTGAGAAAGATTTAATAAGGTTAATGACATACAAAAAGTAGATTCTAAAACTCCACCCTCGTCAATGATTCTATCTCTCATTTCATATTGAGAGTTGAAAGTTTCAGTAGCGTAATCAAAAGTGCTTTGTGCAGTATTTACGGAATCTCCCCACCAAGTGGACTCGTAGATTTTACCCCAACTTATATTATTTGACATTTTCTTTTGTATTTAGTTTAGCGAGAAAAACACGGAGCTTCTCCACGTTAGTTTCCTTTGGTTTATAGCTTCCCACCTTTGTTCGTTTTTTCATATATACCAACCAGTATAGTTATTTTGTGTATCAGGATACATATCCCCGTTACTATTAGTATTGTACTCAGGGAATAAAGCATTTCTGAACGTAATATAGTCAATGAATCTCTCGGTGTAGTGCTGAGCGATTTGACGTTCTTTCTCGATCAAGAAATCTACTTCGTTTTTTTCTATGTTCTCAGCGTTCTCAGATGAGTGTTTATAGACTCCTTTGTTTGCGATTGTGTAAGCAGCGAAAGGTAGATATTCCACCATCGCCCAGTGGATGAGCATTGGCTTAACGTATGAGTTTACTAATGTTGCATAGTTACCGGAAAGCGTATTAGCTACGATGTCAGCTTGTATCTTTTGAAGTAACTTAGTACCTAAGTAGTTTTGAATGTGTATGTCTTGAGAGATTTTTATGAACTGAATGAACTTATCAGTATCAACGTTCCCATTTACCGCAGTAAATCGAACTAAATCGTCTCTTGTTATGAGTAGTGCAGTTGCCATTATTTATCTCCGTAAATTGGGTTAGTAGGTAAAAAGCCATTGTAAGGCATATCAACAGGTCTAACAAATACTTCTTGTGGATTTCTAACACGATATCCTGCCTTTTCTGCTTTGTTAGTACTGATTGTTTTAGCGTTTGGATTGGTAGGATCAATTCCCATACCCTCCTCAAATGATACATAAGTTCTACGCAACCATTTGTGATGGCAATTACCTCCACCTTTGTATTTAAAAATGTCGTAAGTAGAAGCTCCATTAGCACCCCATCCTGCGTTTACAGGTTGACTGCTCATTCTAACGATGTCTTCTTTACGATAAACCTTATTTGCATCAGTCATCTTCTTGCAGAACTCACGAGATTTAGCAGATGTTTCACCTGAATAAACGTATCGAGTGATGAATTGAAATCCGTCAATAACTTTGTCTTGCTCTGATTTTGCTTTAGGATTTGCAGTTCCTGTACTTACGAAGTTGTAAACTTTAGATAAAAGAGATTGCTTAGGTTTATTTGCCATTTCAATTTCAGCGTCTATTGCATCCTCTTGCTCAAGGTCAACCTCAAACTCGTCAATCAATATCCACTTGTCATCAGGCATCTCTCCGCACTCAATAAGTGCATCAGCGATTTCTTTGTCAAGTCTTTCGTGTTTGCTTAGTTCCGTTCCTGTCTCTTCAGCAACTTGCTCTTGGTTTTGGGCGTTTTCTAAATCGGTAAATTCAAGAGGTTTAAGCGTCTTAAAAAATAAATTGAGGGATATTCCGTTAAATGCTAAGATAGTGTCTAAGGCTTCAATTATTTCATCTTGGAGTGGCTTAATGACCATATTGTTGAAGAGGATAAACGAGTTTTGAAGCTCATCAGCGTTAGACGAGAATCCGTTAGCACCTGCAATCCCGAAAAGTAGTGGAGAAGTTACATTGTGGCCAAGCATTATCTTACGCAAACACTCTTCACTTAAGTAAGTGTAGTGTTCAGGAGCATCATTTAAAGGCAAGTCATCTACCGTAGTTTTGGTGTCCATATTGTCATTGAAAGCTACGATTACTTTCTGACCTTTAGAACCGGTTAATTTACCTAATACCTTATTTGTAATGATTGATTGTTGCTCTTCAGTAGGCACTCCGTTATTGAAATTGACTACTTTAGTCCCTGAAAATCCGTTCTGAACTTCATTGATAAGGTAATCAGCCACTTCTTCTTCCAATAGTGCATATGGGACTGCTCCTTGATAGTCAACATAGGAATAATACTTCATTCCGACTGAATAAGGCTTTGAAAATAGAATCTCTACTTTGTCTTTAGAATATCCAAAAGCAGGGATACGAGTAGGAACGTATTTCTTTGTATCAGTCCAATCGTCTGAATAGTAGTAGGCTTCGATTTCTCCGTCTTTATTGCACTTCTCAGCACGTAAAAGATTCACTGGAATATGGTAAGCCTTTAAGATTTTATCGTGTTTGTCGTTGTAGTGTACTTGGATAGCGAATTGACCAAGCATTTTACGATCAAGAGCAATCTTACGTAAGCAGTCCTTATTGAACATCGCCATCATTTGAGCGTACTCATTAGGCTTACGAGAAGCATCAGTTGCACTCAATCCCCGCCCATAAACAAGACGTGATATATTGTTAATTATTGCATTGTTTGTAGTCGAGTTCGTGTATCGCTCTAATAAAAAGTGATAGTAGTTATTGTCCTCTCCGAAGTCAACCCAAGCATCACGCTTACTCTCTTGAATTACTGGAGTAGTGTATGCTGATAGGTTTAGTACGTGTACGTTGTTACTCATAAACTATGAATGTGTTTGATGTAGTGTTAGATGTATATTCTCCGTTGTTTACTGAGAATGTTACGATGTTTTGATTAGTACAAAAGATTTTGTCTCTATATACTATTTCCGTGTTTTTGTAAAGTATTAAATCGTAAAAGTGTCCCTCTTTCAATGTATAAGCTGCAGTAATTGTACGCACGTAATCTCCTGCAACTTGATTGCTTATCACAATAGGGATAGTTACATTGGTTTGATCATCGGTAATTGTCATTCCAGTAGGAATATCTCTTGGGATACAAAAGAAAGTCTGAGCATTTAAAGACGTAGTTAGTACAATCATACTAAAGTAACTAAGATGATACCGATTTGTTTTAAAAGCAAAAAGGGAGACCTAAGCCTCCCTCCTTACACGCTATAAAGAAAAGTGTTATGCAGGTACGATAGATGCAGTTCCGAATACATCACCTGCTCCACCTGCAAGACCTGCTTCGTTATTACAATCTAAAAGATTTGCTAACAACGTCTCAGTAGCTACAAAAGTTAAGGTATAACCGTTAAGGTCACCCATAGCAGTACCATTTGAAACGTTTGCAGTAGTCAATTCAGCACCGTGCTCAAGTCCCATTAAAAAGAATTGATTGTTACGGTTTTTAA